GTAATTAAGGTACGCAGACCTGCGACGGTACCTTTTGCCTTCAGTAGGTATGGCAGATTATGATAGATACGCTTGTAAATTCGCTTATTTATGTCGTCTAATGGTATAGCTTCGTCACTAGATGATATGAAATTTGAAATATATTCATATCCACTAGGAGTTGGAAGTGATCCCGTCATATTAGGGAATGGGAATAAACTTCCTGAATCTGTAAATCCTAAGAATGCTGAGTATAAATCAGTTGAGCTAAAATTATTTTGGTATAATTTAACGCCCATATCCCTTAGTACTTGAGCTACTAAGTCTTTAGATACACCAGCATTAATACGGTTATCAGCATCCCATTTATTAGTTGTATCTTTCAAGTATACCCAAATATCATTATCAACAAAATGACCAATCATATTGAGGAAGGTCAAATATGGTTGATTATCAGCGTCATCTCTTAAATAGGTAGGTGTTGAATAGTATAACCAGTCTTGATTTAAATTATCATAATTTGAAGCAGAGATAACTTGGGTATTATACCATGAAATCGCAGCTGCACTACCTGTAGCTACGTTACTATAAGGTGGGTCTCCTGGGAGTTTTGGGTATGTATTTGAACCGGATTCAAAGTATAGATAATACTCATAATTATCAAAATTAACTATAGTGTTATTTACAATATCATTTAAAGAAGATACACTAGCTGAGACTGCTGGGGTTTGGTTTAGGGTTGAAAATGTAGCGATTTCAGCACTTGCTGATTGTATAGTAGTTACTTTTTCGAAAAAATTTTCTACTCTAGCTTGTGCAGATGAAAAGTTTACAAAGTTACCAAAGTCTGTATAGTCAACATTAATTTTAATACTAGGGTCAGCTAAATAAGAACTTAATTGTGATTCAGATTGACTGTTAGGAGATAAAACTCCTGAAAGGTCTAAGTTTTCTGTAGAGTTATTTAACTCTCCTTTAATTGATAGATTATAGTTAGGGCCTCTTAATTGGGGTGATGCTGGAGGGACAAATATTTGGTCTTCAAATTGAGCATTATATGCTAAACCCTCATTTAACTTTTCTACAACCCACAATGAAGTTTTTTCGCTTACATTTAATGGTAAAGGATCATATAATTTAATTAATATACTACCATCAACATCCAATTGGATATTATTAGCAATATACAGTTGGTTAGAACCTAAATTTAAATAAAAATCTGGGAAGGTCTCATCTTGTTCTCTATATGAAATAAATTCATTAGTAGATGTAGTTATATCTACTTGAGGTATAAGGTTAGAAGTTAATCTAATTTCGGTCCGATTTGATGAAATTTCTTTAATAAAATAAGTATCATTCGGAGAAGATGATAACCACTGTCTGTAAAAATTATATAAAACATTTAACTCACCTACATTAAACCCTGCAGCTTCTAAATCTGTTTCTGGGTTGATGTAAATTTCGTTGTCTAAAATTGTATAATCTGTAAATTCAGCATTAGGTCCTGATGGATAGATTATGTTACCTGCTAGATCGTAAACAAAAAATTCTATATAATCAGTTGCCTGGTCAAATGTAGAGGTTTCTGCTATAGTAGCAATAAGAGATTGATCCGAAACAGAATACTGTTCGGATACAAATGTTGTTGGATCTATGGGGGAGAGATTATTCAGGGACATTTATGGAATCTGCTAATTGTTGTCTAGTATCTAGTAATTGCTGTCTAAGTGCTGTAATTTCTTCTGATAGGGCTGTTATCTCTTCACTAAAAGGGGTAAAATCTATATATTCAGAACTTTGAATTATTAAAGTTTCGTGTGAATTATCTCCGGTTTTAGGAATTTGAAAAAATAAAGCATTATAATCTTCAAAAAATTCTTCTACTGTAGGTAATAAATCTTCAGGGGTAACTTCAACGGGGGTAGCCAGTTGGGTAAATGTTGTATCAATGGTTTCAACATATTGAGTTCTATCAAAACCCCCTTGTATAAAATTTACTTTTTGTTCCATTACCCATTAATTACTTTAAAGTAATATTCATCATTATATATTGTAGTACTACCTCCAGCCTCAACTTTAACTAATACTTGATAATATCTTTCTGGTTCTAATCCATTCATATATAAATCAAAGTAACTTGAAGTTGTATCTGCACTTATTTTAGTATAATCGTTATCAAAATCTACTACAAATTCGTTTGTATCTAAATCTTTAACAGCATACCATGCAGAAGCAGAAGGTAGGTAATGTTGTTTAGTATACAAAGAACCTGTTACATACTCACGTTTAGGATATTTTTCTCTTACGTTTAATCTAAATTTATTAACACTTTCAGCATAGAATATACCTGGATTTTCTGCTAAGGAAATGTAAATATTTTGTTGATCTAATACTGGTACTGCTGAGGAAGTAGCCCAAACTGAATCATCCCATCTAAATTCTAGTTCAGGAGGGTAGATTGTATTTGTATCTACACTGTAATATTGCATTACAGGTTGTACTAATTTACTTGTGTTAAACTCTGCACTACCTTCCCATTTAATTAAAAATCCGTGGTTTGGTAAAGCTGAACTTGTCCAAGCTTGGACAATATCATCTACAATAATGTTTAAATCTTTATCGCTTCTAGGACCGAATGAGGCTGTAATGTTAAAATCTGTACCTCCAGATCCAGTATACCAAGCACCACCACCTATTGTAGCATAAGCTGCATTATATGAACCTGATGGAGTGCCATAATTGTCTGGGGTGTTAATTGGCCATTGGTTACTGTTGGCAAAAAATGGTGATTCCCAACATGCACCATCTGTTGTTAAAGGTTGGTCTAAATAAGTACCCGTACCTTGATTCCATTCTAAGTCCCCAGTAGCGCCTCCTACAGCTATGGGCCAAACTTCTAGAGTTGAAGATTCAACAATTCCCTGGGCTGTTGCTATATAAGAACGTAATCTAGTTTGAAAATCTCCACCACCAATAACGTCTTCGATTATTGAGTTAATTTCATCATTATCAAATTGAATTAATGATCTGGCTACAGAAGGAGAACTATCAATTGCAAAGTTTAAATTTGAAACTTGATTGATAGGATCAATACCTGTATTCATTTTAGGGAACATTGAATACAAAGTAGTGTCTTGATATGGGAAAATTTTATATACTGCCATTTTATTATAAGTTTACTACTTTACCTTTTATGTCTGTGTTAGGATATCTAACTTCAAATATCATAGGATCAATAGAAGGGTAAATTACATCATTTATTGTAGCACCTTCTAAATCATAAGCATATTTAGAATAACTACCTCCTACATTATTAGTAAAGTTTATATTTTTAACTGTTTGAACACCTTGAACTTTATCTAAAAGTAAAAATATTTCTTTAATTTGAATTGGCTCATTAATTTGCCAATTATTAATATTAAAATAAGTTCTAAGTTCTTGTAAACATGCAGTTAATACTTCATTACTGTTAAAGTTAGGTCTAACTGTAATCTCAAAGTCTACATTAAGATTAATATAAAAAGCATCCTTAATATTAATTGAATCTCCTATTACTCTATATTGTGATAAATAAGTTTGGAGATTTTGCTTTAGTGATGTAGAAGGGTTTACTAATTTATTTTCATTGTTTGCACTTAACACATATAAAGTTAATGTTGATGGTATTTCACCTGGGAGGAGGGTGTTAAGTTTTGTTTGTTCAATAAAAGCTTTTGATACCACACCATATTTAGGAGGCATTGCTAAAGATCTAACTAAATAATCATCCTGTGTAACACTACGTTGTTGTGCATTAAAATTAGACATTGAATTTTGTCTAATTTCTTGGTTAGTATCACCATCACCACCACCAGATGCTGCTATAGGATTAACAACTGTTAGCGAATTAAAAATTGTATTAGCTATATCTCCAGTATTACTAATACTAGGAACCTGGAAATTGGTGGTACTATTTGATAATTGGGTTAAATTACCTGCTTTAACATTAGCATTTGCCCCACCTCCAGTTAAATATCTTACAGTTAATTGTCCTGTAGGAGCAATTCCGTAAGTATTTGTAAACATAAAATTTTGGGGTGAATATGCAGCTGTTAATTTATCTTTTTCAAATGGTAAACCTATGCCTACATTATCAGCGTTTGGAGTTACTTCTTCATCTATATCATTAGTAGTACCTGAACCAAATTGGATTTGGAGAGTTGTATTATTAATAAATCGTGTAGCAAATCTCCTTTGGATTTGTTTTAATTTTAATAAATATGGGGTATTTGTATTGTCCTCATATAAATTTGGATCATTTGGGTTTGTATTCTTAATAGAATCGTATACCATTTCCTGACCCAAATGTGGTACTTCATACCATATATTCCCATCCGCATCTACAATATCTAATATACCAATCAAATTGGGAGCTGTGATATCTGTAGTAAAGAACTCTGTTGGAGTGCTTCCAGCACTAATATTAATTGAGTTAATTGTTGCAGAAATTGCTTTTCTTGTTTTCTTAAGTAAGAAAAAATCAACTACTCCTGCTGTTTCTTGATAAATGGAAACTGTTGTAGGGTCTTGAGAAGATGAGGTATCAAAATCTACAGGATCTTCTACTAAAAATTTAATATTAGAGTTAGTTAAAGAAGCAACCTGAGAATTTTCTGCTACTAAAAGAGCATAATCATAATCAGGAATATAACCACCAGCACCATCACTTTTTCCTGGGACTTGTTGGTAGAAATCGATTGGTACTTCTGCTACTCCAGTAACTTTAGGATTATACCCCATCATATAAGCTAAATCATATAAATTTTTAGCTTCACGGGCATATTGTAAAAAAGTTTCTTGAAATTGGTTATCTTGGTAAAATGATAAAACATCACCTACATAAGATGACATTTCCATAAACATCATACCTGGGGATGAGGGGGTAAAATCATTATATGATGTAGGAAAGTATGTTTTAGAAAAGTTAATTAAACTTTGTCTTAAACTCCCAAAATCTCTATTAATGTATTTTATATCTCTATTAGTAGTTGCCATTATTCAAATGTTATATTAATTTCATCACTTATACCTGTGTTTATAACCCTATATTTTAAATTTACAGTGATTATCATATTATCTTCTTGACCTAAAACATCTAAAGATACAATAGTAACAGATGGAAAATATTGGCCTAATTGATTTTGTACATCTTCTTTTAAAAAGTCTAAATTATCTTCTGTTATTTGTTGAAAAATGTATTGACGTAAATTCCCACCAAAGTCAGGATTTAAATTTCTTTCTCCTTTATTAGTTAAAAACCAGTTAATTAGATTAATTTTTAACGCTTCGCTTGTGGTAAATGTTGATTTAAATACATCAGGTTCACTAAATGGAAGTGCAATACCTACTGCTGTACTAGGTTTAAAATCAATTGGTGATATTTTACGTGCATTAAATGCCATTATTTGCTATTCATTATATCCATAATTTGGTCTAAACCTAAATCACCAGCACCTAAAGCTGACCCTTCACCCGATGTTGGACCTGATGGTCTGAAAGTACCGGTATCACTTGTTGATAGATTTAAATCACCTCCAGCAGCTGACATTTGGGCTAACATTTGTTCTCTAAATGCTTTTTGTGCTTGTGGGTCTGGGGTTGTTTGGGGGGTTGCTGCAACTGAAATATTTTCTGTAATTGCAGGTTTTGGAGAACGAACGGCTTCAAGAAGGATATCTTTTAATTCCTCTTGGATAGCAGCTTTCACTTCTTCTCTAATTACTTTTCTTAATTCTGTTAGTTTCATGATTATAAATATTGGTTTAATACGCTTTTAAATCGTCTCTGTCAATAATAAATTTAAGTTCGTTAATTAATACTTGGGGGTTAGAAGCAAAAGAATATTCTGTTGCGATTAACACAATTCCAGAGTTATTTTTCCCTACAGCCCTATTTTGATCTACTGTGTCTGTAAACTTTTTGGTTTCAATTTCTAAAATAAACCCTTTATAAGTAGATTCATTAGTTGAATTTTCAGCTATTAACTCGTTTGCAGCTGTATCTTGGATGGTTTTAGATGTATCTATTAAGGTAGAATTTGGATTACAAAGATTTATAATAGCATCTAAACCTTTTAATAAATTTACAGTTTTTAATATTGTAGCTTGAGTTGATGCTACTGCGGGGGATACATTAGAGGCAGTAATAGTAATGGGTGGTAACCTTGGAGTACCATCTGCATTAAATAAAAATTTATCTGTAACGTCACCCAAGGTAGAAACCCCAGCAGGAAGTGCACCTGGTAGGGCAAATGGGATAAGAGCCATTGATATGGTAGCACCTAGTTTAGTTTGGGATAAACGGGTTACTAAACCTTGAATAAATTTAGCAAAACCTGCTCCAAAATCTACGGTTACAGTAAGTGCATCTAAAGTATTCCCAATACCATTTACATATTCAACTAAATTATTTCTTTGTTCAATTATATTGTTTAATTCATCTGGAGTAGGGCAAAATTCTTTTTTAAATGCTCCAGCATCAAAATCTTCTAATACAGTTTCAATATTAGTAATCCCAAATTTAGCAAAAAGTTCTGTTAATCCTGGGAGTACTTTGGTTAAAAATTTACCACTTTGACTTAAAATTAAAGCTGATAGTCTTGCTTGACCTTGGGTCTTTAAATTATTTGGGATAGATTCAGAGAGTTTTCTTATATCAAATGATGATAAGTTTAACCTACCTTTAAGTCTAGATCTTAATTGGGCCTCTTTTTCTCTTTTTTGTTCTATAGAAGTAGGTGAAATCATTATACAGTAGAGGTAGTTTTAGATAATGTATTTTTTAATCTTTGTTTATACCCATTAATCTTAAAGTTTATAGTTTGAGCTACAATACTAGTAGGTGCTAATGGAGCACCTATAGGGACACCAGGTTGTGATTGAAGAGTATTAGTAAGCGTAGATAAATCATTCAATACATCTGTTAATAATGTAACTAATTCATCTCCTAAAATTACAGGTTGTGAGTTATTGGTGCCTCCTAAATATACTTTATTTGATTGAAATACTGTGTCTCCAATTGTATCTGTATAGATACCTTCTATAGCATTTAAGTTTATGGATTTAGCTGAAGATAAAAGGATGTGGTCTTTAGTAGTATTAAATACTAACCTTCCAGAATTAAGGATTACTTGGGAATTACCAGCATAACTTTTTGGTAAAATAGGGGGGTTATCTCCATATGATAAATAATCATTAGTAGAAGATACATCAATTGGAATGTTTTGTGTTGAGGTAAGATATAAAGATGATAAATCCTTATTAACATTTTCTATTGTTTGAGATTGGGCTGGGGATGGAAGTTCTGGGTCTTGACCATTTCTAAATACTAATATAGGGTCACCTGCTGAGCCACTAACAGACCATAAATTTAATGGAGTAGGATCTGATTCTTCTTGGGTTTCTATTGTCCCCTCTACTACTACTTGGATCTGTGTAAATTGTTCTTTATTAAATTTAGGATCATTAGGATCATCAACCCCTCTAACATAAGGAGTTGGGCCTACTTCAGATGAAGTAGTTATATTTTGATTTAAAAGATCAGTATTTAATAAACGTTCTTTAATATTAGAAGAACGTAATCTTGCTAATTCACCTATTTTAACTCCTGGTGGTGGGGTAACTTGGGATTCACTCGATCTAATAAAAATTGAAATTTTATCTTCTTCATATTGATCAAAAAATTGTTTTACTCTAGATTCTAGTATAGTTAATTTATTATCTAAAGTTAGAGGAGCATTAGTTTGACCACTATTAAAATTTACAGATTCTACGTAAGTTTTTCTAACTACTTTGGTAGTTGTAGGTTTATTATAAGATATATTAGTACTACCAAATCTAATACTATTACCCCATCTCCCTTCATAAATTATATCACCTTCATAAGGGAATAAAGGATAAATATTACTCTTTTCTCTAAAATATGTTCCAGGTTTAAAGGTATTATCATCTTCTTCTGATGATTTATTAGATGAACCTGCATCTACTTCTAAGATACTTTTATCTTGGGAGGTTGGTTTTAATCTAGAATAGGGGTTAGGGGTTGGGTTAGTATTAATATTACCCCACATATTTACAGGACAAATATAATAATGTTTAAACTTAGCGGTGTTAGAGGACCAATCACTAGAAGGAGCTTGCACACAAAATACTACTTCATTTACTAAAGGTACATAACTAATATTAGGAAATAGTGGTGAGGCTGAGATTAACTGTTGGTCTTGGAGTGTTGCTTGGTTAGTAAGTACATCTCCTGTAATTTCTCCATTGGTTAAAGATGGAGAGTTATCAACTGCTAAAACTCTAACCGGGATTATTTGGTTAGCAAGAGTAGCAAGTGCACTTTGAGTTGAATTATTAGTTATTTTATTTATATCTCTCCCGAAAGCCATAGTTAATTACTTTTGGAGTTTTTCCATTTCCTCTAATAGTTGAGCTTTTTCCTCATCGCTAATGCCTAAACCACCATCTTCGCTAGTAGAATTTAAGGCACGTTGTACTAACGTAGCCATCTTAATCAGTGCATCATCGTTTTTAACACCAATTTCCATGTATTCTTTAATGAGTGGTACAATAAGAGTAGCATCACCAATGTCAGAAACCATCGGTTTTAACTCGGAAATAAGCGCGGTTACTTGTGCTTCGCGGCGCTTTTGGTTATTGTAAATTTCTTCAAGTAAATCGGAGAATTTTTTAGTACCAAATACTGTTTTTTCGAATTGTTGACTCATATTTATAGTGTTTATTCATGTATAAATATAACCTTATTCGAATTCTACATACCCGTTTTCAAGATAAAAAATATAATTACCCTTGAATATTGAGTATAGCTGATTAGCTATCTTAGTAATTTTAGGAGTTTTAACATCTACCATCTCACGAATGTAGATATATAATGCTTTTTTATTGAAAACATCAATTTCTTCCCTTTTACGGAACAATTCTAAAATCGCATCAGCTATTTCAGCATCCTTTTTCTTTGGGAACAATTCAAATATGTTTTCCGTACAATACTCCACATATAGATTAATATATAAATTTAAAGGATCATTATGAACACCTGGATCATCCATGTTATAGGTGTGAGTGTCATCTTTAAATAACTCATCTACGGGAGCTTTATCGATACGTTTTTTATAGTTCTTTTGATTCTGGAGTATTAGGTAACGTTTTGCTATAGTACCAAAATACGAGTATGCTTTAGCCCCTCTGGTAGGATCAAACAGATGAATTTTAGATAATAAGAAACAAATCACCTCATGTTGAAGGTGCTCAATCTCATCTACTTCAGTATAATAAAACTTAAATGTATGAATAATATTTTCCGTTAATTTAAAAAACGGATAATGGATGTGATCTTGATATATTCTACTTTTGACATCGGTATCAGAAGTGCCATTGTATAACACAATAGCATCTTCTGTATCTTGGGTAAAGTAGTTTTTACTCTTAGGTCTTCGGGTTTTCTTTATGGCCATAATATCTTATTTCTTTTCGAGCTTGAACTCGTTTAAGATATCTTGTAACCCTTTTATTTGTTGAAAGAAAAAACCTACTTCATCATCGCTACTAAAGCTACCTTTAGCATCTACTTCCTTCATCTTAGTTTCCGAAACCTCTATTACTCGCGATAATTTGTCTAGGTAGTCTAGATAAACAGCGAGGATATCTTCTTGTTTTTCAAATTTACGTAGAAGGTTTCTGGTAGTAAACCCTAAGGTAACTACTAAAACGGAGAGTATGATGATTGCTATGATCATAAGTTATCTAATAAGTTTTTTAAACCTTCACTTTTAATTGAACCCAATGCTTTCTGTTGCTTACTAGCGCTTTTGGGCTTGTCATTCAAGGTAAAATTTTCTTTTTGCTTCTCCAAGCTACCGTTTAACTTAGGTAACCATTCTCTCTCAAATTCAATACGTGCAGCCATCAAGTCAGCCTGGTGTAGTATAAATGGTAGCGAAGTACGTGGTTTTTGTTCGGGCATATACGCTTTCAAATATTTCTCATTGGCTACGTCGTATAAACCATCATGCGTTTGTATCGCGAGCATTTCGTTGAAAGTATATATAACCCCATGAGACTGGAGCATGAACAAACCACGATCTGGAACGGATGAGAATGGGACTTGTTTGTTAAACATGTAATCCTCACCTAACTTTTCACGTCTCCATTTATCAGTTTGGGGGATGTATGATTCGTTATTCTCATCACCCATCTTCCCTAAATCATGATTAATAGCAGCAAAAACAAGTTCTTCGGTAGTGAAGGTAGACATATCACATCCTTCTTCTTCCCACAATTTAGCTTGCTTTAGAGCACAACGCACAACACGATTTACATGCTCAACATACCCTCCAGGAAAGGAGTTGTGATATTCTTTTTTGTGAGCCGCGGGCATCAACATAACACGTTCTTGATACTTATTATAGAAGTCAAGAAGTGATTGTTTACGATCTCCCGTGATGTGGGTTTCGATGTTAGAGATAAATGTATCCCAATTACCTTGAATTTGTTCTGCTGTTAAGTTCATAACTTTTATTTAATTTATTCTCTATCGATCATATTAGCCATATCGTCTAGTAGTTCTTCACCTTCATCAAGCATCTTGTAAAGATCTTGAAGTGAAATGTTACGACTCGACATTACTCTAATCTGTTGAAGTTTACCATGTAAACGTTCAATCTTTTGTTCAAATAATTGTTTATTTCTCATAATATTGTTTTGTTACGTCTCGGGAGACGTCGCGAGACATCTCATTCCCCCTCTCTCCCCCTATCCTTACTTACTCTGTATTCTAAATATACTAAAGAAAAATTACGGAATCACGTTCAATTTAAGAAAATCTTGAACTTTTTTGATATGAGCACATTTTTTGTAGTCTTCTCGTTCTTCCCAAAATGAGATTGCTAAACCACATGCCGTAATTGTATAATCATCTGCGAAGATTTTAGCGGCATCCTTGCCTTGTTCTGAGGTTGGGTCGTAATCTTTAAGATATACCCAAGCTCGGGTATGGGTAACGAACTCACCTGCATCATCCCCAAAATCTAACTTCTCGGCTAGTTCGGGCATAGCATCTAAAAGTTGATCCATCTTATCTTCCATGTTCTTTTGGTTCCAAATAATCTTTTTAAACATGCCCAATTTAAATGTTTGGGTTTTTTGTAGTTCGTTAAAGATATCCCCCTCCTCATATTGAGGAAGTTCAAAAGCACTAAAAAGTTTTTCTGGATCGATCATTAGATGTTGGTTTCCACTTCCGATTTACCGTTTTTATAAATTGTCATTTTTGTTTTATACCAATCATCCGAATATGTAAACTCTATTCTACCCTTCAGTAGTTTAGTTAACTCAAGCCCATACTCATCTAACCAGTCTTCAACTTCTTGTTTAGAAAAAGTCCCTTCTGTAAAATATAGATGAGCAATTTGAGCGTATTCTTTAATTTGATTTTGTGTCTTCACGTGTATAAATGTATGTAATTTTTGTATCGCTAGATGCTGTGGTTGTATAATAGTATTG